ATAGCAAAATACCAGACATTTCTGGCTGCTTATTGACCACACCATACAGGGTGTCCAAGCGATACTTGGTCTTCATGGTGTTGACATCGTACTGCTTCTGCATGACCAACTCGATACCCTGATCGGTGGAGGCACGCATCACTGCAACGCCAGCATCGGAGGGAACAGCGTAACGACCAGGCAAAATCTCCAATGCATCTTTCTGCCAGAAGCAGTTAATAGGTGCAGTGGTCGAGTTCAAACGGGTCATTGTTGCAGAGGCGTTAGGTGTCACGATGCAGTTTTGATACTGCAACTCGGCATCAGTTCCACCTTGGGCAGAGATGATTGGAGGTGTGATAACGCAAGTGGTTGAATTTGTGATGCTTACAACACGGAAAGTCTTGGCAAAACCAGTACCTTGCTTAGTGATGTGATGCACAGCCTCAACACCAGAGATTTCAAACGGTGTACCCACTCGCAGATCAGTTGTCGATGTGACAGTGATGGTCTGGAAGCGGTTGTCAACGTTCTGGGTCTCGCCTGTCGCTGCCGTAGAAGTGGCAACGGGGACATAGTAGTTGTTTGCCGCAGCCAAGGTGGACATAGTGGTATTAGAACCAGTACGTGCAGCCAAGCGGTTTGCGTAATCCAACTTGTAAGTTTCAAAGCCTGCAACCATACCAACAAAAGAACGCTCGAAAGCGGTGTTGGACTTAGTGCCAGCGAAACTGCGTGATGCACCACCACCAGTAGCTCCACCAGCGATGTTGCCAGCGATGCCGTTGTAGTCACGGCTTGACAAAGCCAAGTAACGGTCAAAAGACTGAACGCCCTGCTCGTTCATGATCGAGTCGCACAAGGCCACATCATCATAATCACCAGCAGCGGTGTTGACAGTCACGACCAAAGAACCTTGGGCTGCAGCAACATTCATAATTGAAATGTTGATGTCAGAGGCAAGTTTCTGCTTGGCAGCTTCGCCCAAACGACCTTCTTGCAACGCATCACGCAGTTCCAAAGCATCCAGAATGAACGGCACAGACTTTTGAAAGCCGAGTGTCGCTGGTACTGCAAGCTGTGTGTAAGCTGTGAAGTTGTTGGTCTGATCCATGCCATCATACGATTGTGCGATGTAAGGTTGTGGGCGATAGATCACGTTGTTGGTGCGTTCCATCATCGAGCCATCAGTGTTGTAGATGGACACGTTGCGGGATAAAACCAAAGCATCGTTAAAGCCTTCGAGGATGTCCTCAAACGCTACGCGCTCTTCTTTTGAAAAACTATTGCTCATAATAAGCTCCTAATAAATTATTTGGATGCTGATCGTTTCTGCGATTTGTACTGAATGACTTTGGTCATGTTGCCAGTACGAGCCGCTTCTTCTCTCAGCCGTTCAAGTGTTGAGTCAACCGCACCAGATGATCTTCCAGTTCCTGTAACGATACGCTCTGGGGCGGGTGCTTGCCTGCGATTTGTAACTTTCAAGTCTTTCTCCAGTTTTGCTACCGCAAAGGCAAACTTTACGGGGTCTTTGATTTCAGCCAACTCTTTAGCCTTTGCAGGGTTTTTGCCGAGTGCGTAAACAACGAGTGCAGGATTATCTGCACCTTGCAGCAAAACGCCTTGTTGGGTGATAGAAAAAACTTGTTGAGCAACTTCTTCAGCATCCTCAAAGTCTTTCACTCTTAGCTCGGCTTTCGCTTTGCCATAACCATCCAACTTAGCTTGCCATGCCTTTTGCTGATTCATAACTTCAGCTTCTTGCTTGGCGTTGATTTCATCGGCTTGTCGCTTGCGCTCAAACCAACTGGTCAATGCTTCCTCGTATGCATCAGCGTCATAATCATGATCTTCTAGCTTGGGCTTATTTCCAATCACCACTGGCTTGGTCTCAGGTGGTGCGGCTTGTACCCTTGCTTGCAATTCACGATTCTGCCTTTGCAGTTCTCGGTTCGTCTTACGCAACTCTTTTACCCATTCAGGCGCAGGAGTATGTTCTTCGGGAGGTGGCGCTTCCTCACCAATGCTGACAACTACTTCCTCGGTATCTTCCGGTTCAACCTCATCAACGGGTTCGTTGACTTCGATTTCTTCTTCTATTACCTCGACTTCATTGTCCTCAATTACTGCCTTTTGATTCATCTTTGACCCCATTCAACTCACCCACTTTAAACGGCTGGGTGGTAACCGTTGTTTTAATTGTCGCTTGTTTTTTACTGATTCGCAACAGGTTGCACAATCTGCCCTTGCAAAATTTCTTGCACTGCCTGGGCATTGCTCATCGCCATGCTCTGTGCTGTCTCTTCAACCTTGCCCAAAGTCTCTAGCGTTTGCGCCCGTTTTAGTTCTGCGCTTGCCACTGTTTCAACAGTATCAGCTCTCGCTTTTGCTGCTTTTGCCATTTCATTTTCGGCTGCGGCTTGCAAATACATTGCGTTCGGGTCTTGAGGCTTGCCCTGCATTTCTGCCATGAGTTCTTCGGCCTCTTGGTCGCTTGGCTGAACAACGCCCATCCGCAGTAACTTCTTGCGGAAATAGGCATTTGCATCCCCAACGCCCTCGCCTTCCATATTCATCATCGCCATTGCAGTCAACACTTGGGCTGTCTCTGGGTCTTGGGTGATCTGGAGCATCCCTGTCAAAGCCCTGACGGTAGCCGCACGTTTGCTGCTAGAGGATGGGCCAACATCAGCAACCACATCAAATGTGGCACTGGACAGGTCATTTGCCATCACCACAGCACCAGTTTTGGTGTCAATGGTGGGTTGCATCAACTCAACCATTCCGGCCTCACCAGTAGCAGCAATGGTTTTCATCTTGCGCTTGTCTTCGGTGTAGATTTCCTTTGCCATGCCAAGCCAAATCTCACCGCATCGCTTCATGCCCTTGGCAAAGTTGCTCATATAAATGAACGTCTGCATATCCACACGGGTTTGAATTAACTCAACCGCTTTGCCTGATACGCCTGAAATCATCTTGTCAGCCCCTTGTGGGTTGCCCAAAATGTCTTGCATATCTTGCTCTGTGATCTGCAAAAGTGCCGCCATCGCAGGTGGGATTTGTGCCGACCTTGTGTAAGCCACAGGGCCACTAATTTGTGTGCCGCCATCAGCGCCAGTTACAGGGTTGATTAGCAAATAAGGGTAATCCCGCAGATTATCTTCTGCCCACATTACTTGATGCCCAGCCACTTGCTCTGGGGTCATGATGGGCTTTTCAATGCTGGACAAGGCTGAAATCTCACCCAGCTTGGACAACTGCATATTCTTCAGGCGTTGGGCATCTTTCGCCAGGCGCACCGCACCCATGCAACGCTCGATGTTATCCACAAACCATCGTTTGCCGTAAACCACCACGATGGGGATATTTTTGCCTGCAATGTAGCCTGCATCTTCCAGCACCTTGCCACCAGACATAATGTATTTGCGAACACGCATACGCTTGATGCGCTTTTGGCGAACTTCCCTTGTGCCGACCGCCATCAGGGTTTCTTCTAGCATTTCATCGTCTGCAAAGTCTTGGGCTGTGTAGCGTTCCTCTGTCCCGTCAATGGCTTCAAATATGCGGATGACCTCGGTTTTTTCTTCAACCTTGTAGTACTCAGCCACAAACACAACATCAGGAGTTGCCCAATCAAACTCATACTGGTGAATGATCTTAGGCCAATCAGTTGGGTCATCGTTGTAGATTTCCTTGTAGCTTTCACGGGTCATGCTGTTGACCACAAAAGCATATTTGGCATCTGACTTGTCTTGCCGCTTGGCGTTCAAGTCAAAGAATACGCTTGAGTCAGCATCAAAGATTGGCTCGAATCTGATGCGCTGGCGTTCATTCTCTGGGTCTTCTTCGTCTTCGTAAACGGTACGCAGTCGCCATGCACCAATGCCACCGCCAACAGCTTCCTCAAAAGCGTTGTCGTAAGCCTCATCAGCCACCGATGCTTGTTCGTCAGCACGATAAAGGCCATCACAGACTTCTGCCAGTTTGTCGTTTTCAGTCCCGTCTTTGCTCACATAATCAACTGTGATGCGATTATTTCGGTATTCGTTAACGATGCGAATGACCGCCAACATGATTTTGTTGACTTCAAACTTGGGTTTGTTTTCGTACTGATCCCACAATGGCCCTTCCCACTGAGAGCCGCACAACGAGTAAAAACGCCTGTCTTGTAGGCATTGCAGACGCTCATCCCGCAGCGCAGTTTGTATATCGTTAAACTGCCGCAGTGCTTCAGCGTGTAAATTTGCAAGGCGTTGGTCGTTGGGTATTCGTGCCATATTTGTCCTTTTGGGGCGATTATCTACCAGCGTTTGACATTGGGCAATGGTGTAAATGTAGCCGATTTTGTGACCGCTGACCGCCTGATGCCCTCACACGCATAACGCAAAGCATCAATAACGTGATTCTTTTTGTCCTCAAGCATGGGCAGAATTCTGCCTGTCAATGGGTCTGATTTATAACTGTACAGGCTCAACTCGTCAATTGTGTGGATGCAACGAGGGTGAACAACAATGTCGTAGTTCTTTAAAAACTCGATGCCTTCCTCTACCGATTTTGGCCCTTTGATCGCAGTCATGATCTTTGGGAAACCGTTACGCTTCATGTGGCTGATGGTTTCCGGCCTGGCTGAATCTGCCACGATGGGCCACTTCTCAGCCTCTGGCACTTGCATGAATAACTCAGGGGTGTTTATAATCTCACAGCCCACCATATAGGCTTCATAATCAATGTACAGAGTGCGCCCAATAATGTGACAACGCACCAAAACTGTCGGGTCAACTGAGAAACCCCAGTCAGCACCAAGGCGGTGAATGGCATCTGGTGGTGCATCAAAGTCGTCAATTTTCCAGTTCTTGAATACCTTGCTGTTGCTGTTTTGTAGGTATTGACCCATCCAAACATGCTGATATTTGTCAGGGTCTCTGCGCTTGTCGTATTCCATTTCGTCTTTTAAGACTTGTGGAAACCACGGGTTATCGCCAAAGTTGACCTTGATTACCGAGGCACTGGATGGCGGCTCTGGCCCACGCAATAGAAAATCCACAGGATCAGACTGCTGCCTTGGATTCCATGTAAACCATAACTCGCTGTTTGGTTTGCGGATTGTTGGCCTCAGTAGGTCAAGGCTGGTCTGGCTCAAACTTTGGGCTTCCTCAACCCAAGCGCAGTCATAACCTTCTAGCGACTTGATTGAGTCTGCGGTGTGGTTCTGCATACCTTGGAAAATAATCGCACCATCGCCCTTTTTTGACTTGATGACCGAATCTTGGACTTCAAAGTAAGCCCCTGCGTTCATGGCTTCGATCTTGGTTTCTAGCAGCCGCTTGACAGATTGGTTTAGAGATTTCTGGATTTCACGAACACAAACGCTTCTGCGCTTGGGGTCAATGATGTGTTCCTCAATCATCAACTCGGCAAAGGCATGAGACTTTCCGCTGCCACGACCACCCCATGCGCCCTTGTATCGGCTTGGTTTTGTCAATGGCAATGCCCAGCGAGGGGTGTCAATCTTCAGTATTTTTTGCATCCACCACCACACGCTCAATGCGCTCAAACAATAAGGGCGCACCATCTGCGCCAGTGTGTTCTTGCTTAACAGTCTCAGCCCAGCGCATTTGGCTTTTAGTCCACCAGATCAGGCTTGTTGTATCCCCTGCCGTAGCCTTCTGAAATAGCGTCTTGGCAATCTGCCCGTTGGCTTTGGCTTTGCCCATGTCTAGTTCATGTCGGTAATGCTTACGCAAAGTCTTGTCATCGATGCCAACCAGAATGGCAATAGATTCGTGCGGCAAGCCTAATCCAGAACTGGATTCGACCAGCTTTTTGGTTTCATCAGTGGGAATATGCTCGTGATTCATTTTATAAAGGGG